GAGGCGTTCAGAGGGAACGCGGTGATGGTCACGGGTGCCTCACATCCACGCGGATCGGTAGGTGATGGTGCAGGTAGCCGCCGCGGAGTAGGCGCCCGCGCGGAACGCGACACCGGAGTCGCCCGGCGGCAGGCCCGCCCACGGGCCGGTCAGCAGGGCACGCCGGTTCGCGAGGCCGTTGTAGAGGACGGTGCGCGCGTCCGTGTCGAGGACGAGCGTGTCGCCGGCGGCGATGTCCCCGCTGTACAACAGCGTGCGGGCGACGCCGTCGGGGCCGGTGACGGTCACCTGCGGCTGCGACACCGGGCCCGCGATCGTGATCACGGGCCGCGTCTCGATCGTGCCCTCGTTCCGCAGGGTGGTGTCGCTGATCGCCACCGTCGCTGGGATCGACATGGGGAAGGTCAGCGGGAGGACGAGGCCGCCAGACACCAACGGGAGGGACAGGACGGTGCTGGACTCGCCGACGGCGTACAGCCGCGGATCCGCAGCGGTGACCTGGATCGACCAGTCCACCACGCGGTCTGTGAGCCGCTGCGCGAGGGGTTTGCCGGACCGGCGGACGGTGGCCTGCCGTGCGACCGTCTCGTACACCGTCAGCGTGGTGTTGGTCAGCGCCGCCGCCGTCTTCACCTGCTCGATGGCCGAGTAGGTCGAGGCGTAGTCCGGACACACCGCCTTGCCCGCGAGAGTGACCACACGCTCGGCCAGGTAGACCGGCCCGGCGTAGGCCCCGTGATCGGCCTCCCGCTCGGTCAGGGTCTGCCGCACGTCCGGGCCCTCCCAGCCGTCCAGCGTCGCGCAGTGCCAGTGCACCCCCGCGTCGTCCACCTGGCCGAGGCGGAGGTCTCCCAGCTGGATCTGGAGCTGGGAGAACCGGAACCCCGACTGCAACCCGGCCATGCGCCCTCCTCTCAGCCGACGAACGTCATGTGCCGCACGACGTCGTGCAGCTGCTCGGCACTGCTCTGCTTGGCGCCGTGCAGGTGCACCTCGGTGTGCTTGGTGACCTGCTGAGTGCTCGGGCCGGCGCCCCGGGCGGTCACCGGCGTGAGGTGGTAGCCGAACGCCGTCGCCGTGCGGGCGAGCAGGGCCCGGGACCGGGCAGTGGAATCCCACGGGATCCACGACTCGGTCTTGCCGGCCTCCGCCGCGAGCACGGTCGTGGGCCGGGTGAGGATGCCGCCGCGGGCCATCGCCACCCCCTGCGCCCGCACCTCCGACACGAACTCGCCGGAGCCGCTGACCGCCCGGATCTGACTCGCGATCTTCGGCGCCAGGGCGCTGATCGTCGCCCAGTCCAGGCCCGCCGCGATCACGTCCGCGATCCCGGCACCCGGCTTCGAGCGCAGCACCCCGAGCAGGGTGATCGCATTGGCCAGGTCGTCGGACGAGAGCAGGCTCGCGTTCGCCTGCGCCTGCTTGTTCGCCGCGGACGCGCTGCTCGGCGACTTCACCGCTGCGGCCGCGATGGCCTCGGCAGCGTCATCCCCTTGGGCGGCCAGCTGCTGCGCCAGCGCCCCGTAGCCCATGGACGTGAGCTTGAGAAGGTTCGCCTGGAAGGACTTGCTCGCCGCATTGGCCGTCGTGAGCTGGGAGGTGTAGTCGCTCAGGCTGGCCTGTGCGGTCGCGTCCAGCTTCTTGAGGTTGGCGACGATCTGGTCGAACTGCTTGGTGCTGGCTCCAGCCAGCTCGTTGACGAGGCTGTACCCGGCGGTGCCCATGTCGGCGAGCAGCTGCTCGACCTCGCTGCCCCCCTTCTTTCCGATCTTCGCGAGGTTCGTGCGCCACTTGTTCGTCGCCGCCACGGACGCGGTGAGCTGCTTCTGGTACGCGGTCAGGTTCAGCGTGGTCGGCGCCGCGGTGCCCGCCTTCAACCCCAGCTGGGAGTCGAGGCTGTTGACCGTGCTGCGGGCGGACGTCACCTTGGCCTGGGCGGACTTCTTCTCCGCGGCGGTCGCCTTCTTGTCCTTCTTCACCGCCGCCAGATCCGACACCGCCGACTTGTATGTCGACCACGCGTCGCGGAGCTTGCTGACCAGGTCGTCGAACCGGGCGCGCGGGTCCTCGGTGCCGACGCTGACCAGGCCCGGGGTGTAGGTGAACCCGCCGTCGGCGAACGCCGATACGCCGCCAGCCGCCCAGGCGATGCCCTTTCCGCCCAGCCGTCGCACGGTCTCCTCGGCGATGGCGCGGGACCGCTCCCGCTTGGACGGGGCGAGCGGGATGTACGCCTCGCCGCCGGTCTCCGGCTCGGCCCACAGCCGCCAGGCGCCGGCGGGGGCAATCTGAGCGACGTGCTGCTCCATGCCGCCCGAGGCGTAGGCACGGGCGGTGATGGAGCCGTTAGCGTTGGTGTCGATGATGTTCTTCGCGGCCTGGCTGGACAGCGTCCCGGCCTGCACCTGCTGCCGCACCGTGATCGTCAGCGTCTTCGACTGCAACGCGGCGATCTTCGCCCGGAGCTTGTCCACCGCGGACGCCTGCGACCCGGTGGGGATGGAGATCTTCACGGTGTGGTTGGGCAGGCTGGTGACCTTGTAGCCGATGGCCTTGAGGTCTTTCGTCGCGTCGGCGGTGAGGGCCTTGACGGTGATCGACTTGCCCTTGGTCGCCGCGACCTTCTTCTGCACCGCCTCCAGATCGGCGATCGCCCCGGAGGTGGAAGCGATCACCGTCGCGGTCTTGGCCGGGATCTTCTTGGCGATCAGCTCGTCGAGAGCCTTGGCCGCCTTGTCCGTCGGCGCGGTGATCTCCATCTGCCGACCGCCCGGCAACGTTTTGACCTTGTACCCGACGGCCTCGATGTCCTTGGTCGCCTCGGCCGTCAGTGCCGTGACCTTGACCTGGGCGCCCTTCGGCAGGTGCCCGGCCAGGCCCTGCACGTACAGCAGGTCTTTCTCGGTCTGCGACAGCCCCGGCGTGCTCATGGTGATGGCCAGGTTGGAGGGGATGAACCCCATCTGCGCGGCCAGCACCTCGGCTTGGGCTGCGGTGAGTCCAAACTTCTGGCCGGCCGTGACCGCGGACTGCCACGCGGTCTGCATGCTCTTCTCGGCCTGCTTGAGCGCCGCCGGAACCGATGTGCCGTTCGCCGTGGCGTAGTCGTAGGTCGCCTGCGCCGCGCTGGCCGTGGACTCGTTCAGCGCCTGGAGCTTCTGCCACAGCGTCTGCCCGTTCTCGCTGGTGGTGTTGAGCGACCCGTCGACCTGGAGCAGCGCGGCGCCGTAGCCCTTGGTGTGGTCGACGCCGTCCTGCCAGGTCGAGTTCAGGTCCAGGACCGACTGGTTCATATCGGCGACCGCGGCCTGCACGTCCAGCTCACCGCCGGACAGCAGATCGAGCGCGGTGTGCAGCGCGCTCGCCTTCGTCGCCGCATCCTGGGAGGAGTCGGCGAGGACGTCGATCGCCTGCGACAGCCGGGACGTCGGGTCCTGGCCCTCCGCTACGGCCTGCTGGTAGTCCTTCGCATCCTGGACCGCCTTCTTGTAGTCCCCCGACATGCCCTTCAGCGCGTTGGACAGGTCGTGTGCCGCCTGGCCCTGCTTGCTGTAGACCGTGTACGTCGCGCCGGTGCCGGGCTTGTCCCACGTGGTGGACTGCGCGTCGGCGACCGCGTCCAAATGCTTGCGCAGGTCGGCCAGAGACGCTCCCTGACCGGTGTACGCGTCCACGAGCTGGGTGAGCGGCACCTTCGCCTGGCGGGCCAGCTCAAGCAACGTCTGCTGGCTCTTGCCCGCCTTCTGCTGGGCGAGGTTCTGCGCGGCGATCTCGCGGACGTTGTCGTCGAACACGCCGTTTGACTGCTTGAGGGCATCCGTCAGCTGCGAGACGCGCTGCTGCGTCTGCGCGGTGATCTCGGCGGCCTTCTGCTGGTGCTTCGCCCACAGATCCAGGCCGACCATGGCCGCGCCGAACGCCACCCCCCACGGGCCGCCCAGGAAGTTCACGAGGCCCTTGCCGGCGCCGAGCAGGCCCGCCCTGGCGCCGGTACCGAGCGCTGTTGCAGCGCCACCCGCCGCGGCCCGGAAGCCGACGAGGCGGCCGCCCGCGGCTTGGATGCTCGCCGAGGTCGACCGGAAGCTGTTGCCCATCGCGGAGATGGTGCGCGACCGCGTCTCCAGCTCGGCCATGATGCCGCCGAACCGGGACAGGGTCACGCCGGCGTTGGCGGCCTGCACCCGCTGGTAGAGGCTGGCGTCGCCGATACCGCGAAACGCCTCGACGCCGCGGCGGCCGAAGCCTACGACGGCGTTCTGCATGCTGGTGATCTGCGACCGGAACGGCTTGAGCGCCAGCATCGACAGCACGCTCAGCTGGATCGGGCCCGGCAGCCCGGCGAAAGCCTTCGCCAGGTCCCCGACCACGATCGCGATCGGCCGCAGTACACCGCTGGCGTCGCCAGCCCACCCGGTCACGACCTGGAGCCGCCCCGAGAGCACGCCGAGCGCGCCCGACGACGACCCGACCGACGAGGCGAGTGCCTGGAAGCCACTCTCCAGCGGCTGCGCGGCGCTGCCGGCGTTGCGCAGGGTCTTGTCGACGGCCTTCACGCCCGTGACGGCGAGCCCGGCATCGGTGACAGCGGCCTGCGCGAGCAGGTGGTGCAGGGGCGAGGCGATCCCGGCCACGGTCTGGCCGATGCCGGCCTCGGCCGCGCGTAGGTGGGCCTCGACGGTCGGCCCGTACAGCGTCCACAGGTCGCCGGCGGTCTTGATGCCGCGTTTGACGTAGGGGATGGCGTCGCTGACCGAGTCGGTCATGTCCCGGGTGATGTGCTCCAGCACCGGGGAGATGCCCAGGTACACCTGGAGAAAGGTGCTGGACAGCTGCTTGCCGAGGCCGCGCATCGCGCCGCCCAGCCCCTTGGACTCTGCTGCGGCGATCGAGGCCGCGCCGCCGACCCGGGACACCTGCTGCCCGAACTGCTCGAACGCGGTGCCGCCCTGGTGCGCCAGGGCCGTCATCGCGCTGAGGGCCGGCTTGCCGAACGCCATCGCGGCCGCGGAGGTGAACTGCTGCTGAGTGAGACGTTCCTGCGCATCGTGCAGGGCCGTGATCATGTACTCCAGGCCCTTGAATTGGCCCTGGGAGTCGAACGCCTCGATGCCGAGCTCTTTGAGCCCCTTCTTCATCTGCGGGGTGGCCTTGGCGACGTTGACCAGGGCGCTGCGCAGCGCGGTGCCGGCCGTTTCGCCGATGATGCCGGACTTGCCGAGCAGACCGATCGCGGTGGCCGCGTCGTCCACGCTCACGCCCAGCGAGTGAGCCGTGGGGCCCACGTACTTCATGGCGTAGTACAAGTCGATCAGCTGGCCGCTGGCCGCGTTGGAGGTGTTCGCCAGCACGTCGGCGACATGGGACGCCTGCGTGGACTTGAGGGCGAACTGGTCCATGATGTCGCCCTCGATCTGCGCCGCGGTCGCGACGTCAGTTCGAGCGGCGGCGGCGAGCTGGATCGTGCCGCGGGCCGCGCGGATGGCGTCCTGCGCGCCCAGGCCGGCCTTGGCCAGGTCGACCATCGCGTCGGCGGCCTCGGCCGCGTTCGCGCTGGGGAGCCGCATGTCCGCGCCGAGGGACTGAGCATCCCGCCCGGCGGCGGACATCTGCGCCCCGGAGGCCCGTGTGACCTCCAGGAACTTGTTCATCGAGTCGGTGTAGTCGTTGCCCTGCTCGATGATGCGGTGCAGGCCGTAGATGATCGAACCGCCGGCCAGCAGCAAGCCGAGGCTCTTGACGGGGGCGAGAGCGGAAGCGGCTCCGCCGCGGATCGTAGCGAACGCGCCACGAGCCTCCGCGCCGGCCGCGGCCATGGCCCGGCCGGACGACGCGGCGGCCACCTCGGCCGCGCGCAGCCCGGAGGCGCCCCCACGCGCCCCCGCGCCAGCCGCAGTCAGGCCGCCCGCGGCGGCATCCGCGTCCACGCCCAGCACCCGCACGCCGCGGGCCGCCGCCGTAGCCGTCTCCCCGAACCGAGCCGTGGACGTGGTCGCCCGCGTCATCTGCGAGGTGTACGTCCCCAGATCCGCCTGGAGCCGCACACGCACGGTACGGTCCGCCATCCCGACCACCCCCTACACGCCGTGCTGCTGTCAGTCGGGCAATACGGGCCGCCGTCCGGCGTAGGACACGCTCAATTTGCGGCCTGGGATGGGCTTCTCCACCGCCTGCTCGGCACGCTCCTTCACCTCACAGGCGAAGCACTGGAGCTTGTGCAGATGCCACTCCGAGGCTTCGTCCAGGCCCTCCGAGAGGGGCTGTCCGCAGCCCGAGCAGGTCTCATCTCGCAGCCGCTGCCACTCCACCGCGAGCGCGGTGTCCTCCTCGGTCCACCGCGGCTCACCAGGCCCCGGCACCCGGCCCATGAACTCGCTGTACGGGATACCGCGCGGCGCGCAGTAGTTCAGATGGTCCCGGAGCGCTGGAGAATTTCGGATGCGGTCGCGGATTTTGGGCCCGGGTCAGTCACCCCGAGCTGGACCGCGAGGGCACTCTGCCACAGCTGCTGCAACTGCCCGTCCGACAGCTCGTCCCAGAACCCACGGAACTCCTCGGCCGAGTCGATCTCCGGTGAGACCAGCTGCGCTGCGACGAGCGCCGGCGCGAACGCGTCCGCATCGAACGGGGGCACCTCGCCGCCGGCGTCCACGGCCTCCTTGCGTTGCTCGTCGGTCGGCGGATACTCCCCGACGAGCCGCTGGTAGGCCCGGTGCGGGATGGCCTGGAGAACGAACTGCACTCGGCTGTCCTCGGCCGCGTCCTCCAGCTCCCGCAGGTGCCGGGCGAACGTCGGCGCGGTGTCCGCCTCGTTGCTGGTCTCGTCGTAGGCGATCGCCCGGTTCAGGGCCTCCCGGGCGGCCTCGATCTCGACAGCCAGCTCGGCGTCGAGGTGCATCGGCACCACGACGCGCGGCCGCTGGACCCTGGCGCGCACCTCGGACAGCCTCACCGGCTGCACAGCGGGCGCGGGCGCGGGCGTGGACTTGGGTCCGGCCGTGAAGGTGGCCGGCACATCCTGGGTCACGTGCGTCAGCTCCCCGCCGCGACGACGGCGTCCTGCGCCGGCTCGCCGGTGATCGCGGCCTGCGCCGTGAACTGGCTGGTCTGGTTGTCGGCCGTGTCCGCCGGCGCCCGGCTGATCACGCTGATCGGGTACACCTCGCACCGGTCGCCGACAGTCGGGGCCCCGTCGGGCGTGCCGAGGCCCGTGTCGGCGCCCTGGGCGAACCCGGCGCGGGCCACGACCAGGAACCCCGTGACGCCGAACTCCAGGGTCGTCCAGGCCAGGTCCGTCGCGGCCTTCGAGTCGCGGTGGCCGGTGTACTCCAGGGCGTCGCCACCGTAGGTGCCCGGCGCGGTGGAGTTGAACTGCGATCCGGCGTCCGATGCGTCGATGGTGTTGCCCGTGAACGGCGTCTTCAGCCCGTCGCGGGTCATGTGGTGGCTGAGGTTCACGCCGGCGGTGATCTCCGCGACCGTCGGCGCGGAGATGTCCGCGATCGTCGGCACGTACCTGACGCTGATGTTGCCTGTTGTGCCGTACCTGGCCATGGGTCAGTTCTCCTGAGAGGTATCGGCCGGCCCGTCGGGCGCGGCGGTGTCGGTGGTGGTGGAGGCGGCAGCGTCGGCGGGCGGGGTGTAGAGGGCCCAGCCGCGGGGCTGCCAGATCAGCTCGAACTGGCGCCAGGTCACGCTCTGCGGCGTGACGTAGGGCAGCTCCGGGTTGACCATGAGGACCCGGTCGGTCGGGGCGTGCTCGGGCGGTGAGGACACGAGGCCTCCAGGGGTCGGCCGGCCCGGGGTCAGGCCGGGGTGAGGAAGTAGCGGTAGACGTCGACCCGGAACCAGGTCGGCGCCTCGGGCGCGGTGGGGTCGACGGTCGCCTCAGGCGTCGTGCCGGTGCCGGTCACGTACTCCGCGGCCTGCTGCCACACCGACCCGTCAGGCGGTACCAGCGGGCCGAGAGCGACCGTCCGGGCCTGCTCGGCCACCTGGTCCGCGGCGCGCCGCGAGGGGCCGGCCGCAGTGATCTGGATCTCCGGGGAGCGGTCCGCGTTCGGGTCTGCGGCGGTGCCGTCGCCGCGGATTTCGCCCCGGGGCCGCACGACCACGTACCGGCCCGTCAGTGCCCCGTCGGCGTTGCGGGGTTCGCCGTCCCCGACCGCGAGCCCCGCGGCGGTCAGGGCGTCGACCAGGCGGTCGACGGCGTTCACGGCAGGGCCTGCCGGAGCGCGATCGCCATCCCGACCGCCAGATCATCAGCGTTCGCTTCCAGCGCCGGGCCCAGGTGCGGTGTCGGCGGGTTGTTGATGCTGCCGTACTCGATCAGGTTGCCAAGCGGCCCCTGCGCGCGGTCCTTGTCCGGCCCGATCTCCGCTTCAACACCGATCTCCGTCAACCGCACGGAGTAGGTGATCGAGGCGGGGTACTGCGGCAGATGCCGGAAGCCGCGGACGTACCGGCGGGCATCCAACTGCACCTTCCGCGCTGTGACGGCTGTGGCGGTCCGGGCGTTCTTCCGGACCTTCTTCACCGATCCGGCCAGGTCGTCCACCAGGGTGTCCAGGCCGATGACGACGAATCCGCTGCTCACCGGCTCACCTCCGTGCACCACATGCGGCGGGCCGTGATGTGCGTCCCGCGGTCCAAGTTCCTGACCTGAAGCCGGAGCCCGACCGCGGTGGGATCTTGGCTCGCGGTGATGGTCACCCGGTCGTCCGACCGCACGCCGGCGCCCTGCGCGTAGGGGATCGACAGCTTGTACTGCCACGTCTCCGCCGGCGCCGTGGCGCTCGGAATGACCGCGGCCGTGCCCGCCGGCTTGAGACGGCACGGCCCCTCGTACAGCACCACCGTGGGGGTGGTGTCCGTGCCGTCCTCCGAGGTGGCCACCGGGCCCGTCCGCTCGATCCGGCAGCTGTCGGTCATCTGCTGCTCGGCCGCCGCCCGCCCGGCCGCGGCGGTATCCGCGGCGGTCACGAGCACCCGGGCACGATGCTGAACGCTCGGCCGCCCACCGCCGGCTGGAGCTGCGCGAGCTCCTGTGCGGTCAGGTACAGCTCGCCGGAGCTGCGGGCCGAGTCGGTGGTGTACGAGTAGTCGTCCACGCTCTGCTGCCGCTTGCCCTCGGGGTTGAGGACGACGCGGAGCACCATCGCGCAGCACACGCCCGTGGCCGTGGCCGGCTGCCGCGCGTCGATGTCGGGCACCTGCTCCCGCATGATCGCCGACGCGTCGGCGATCAGGTTCGGGACCTTCGCCCGCTCGTCTTCGGTGAGGTCGCGGCCGAGCAGCCGGGCCGCCAGGTCGTCCACAGTGGCGAAATCGGCCACGGCCCCTCCTACTTGCCTTCGTCGCCGGCGGGGGCGTCCGAGGCCTCGCTGACCCCAGACGCGTCGCTGTCGAGGGCGCGCAGCCGCTTGATGAGCTCGGCGTCAGCCGTCTCCAGCACCCCGCGCTCGAACTTGGCCCACACGCCCTCGGCGTCCTGGAGGACGAGGCCGGCGTACTTGCTGACGAACCGCACCGCCTTGGTGCTCGCGGCCGCCATCAGGTCAGGTCCTTGATCAGGCCGTGGTAGTTCTCCGGCCCATACTCCAGACCGACCTCCCCGTACAGCTGCCATTTCTCCGAGGCGCCGGTCTTGGCGATCGGCTCGGCGAACAGCAGGCCCTTGGAGGGGATCTCCAGCCACACCGGGGCGCACACCGACAGGTCCAGGATCGCAATCTCGCCGTCCGGCATCCACCGGTCGGTCATCAGCCCGAACGTCCCGAAATCGGTGACCAGGGTGTCCACGGCGACACCGCCGACGGTCCGGCTCATCGTGGGCTGGTTGAGGGTGGGCGTGGCGTAGGCGTTGGTGACCGCCACACGCTGTCCGGGGCCGCACATCAGGACGGTGGTGTCCTGGGTGAGCTTCGCGCCGTTGCCGAACATCGTCGCCAGCGTCGCGTCGATGATGTCCTTGCTGATCGCCCGGGCGGTCCCGCCGTTGGCATTCACGTTGGTCGTGATCGCGGTCAGGATGCCGCGCGTCTTGCGCATCGCGGTGTTGTCGGCCGGCTTGTTGTAGACGCCGGACAGGAACGACATCTCGATGTCGACGGCCATGGCCTCCAGCTCGGCCATGATCTGCGTGGTCAGCTCGTCGGTGACCGGGTTGTCGTCCTGCCCGATGTTGATGCCGTTGTACTGCGATGTGGCGGCCTGCCGGGTGTAGGACACCTCGACCGCGGACTGGTGGATCTCCACGATGTTGGAGACGTTCGCCCGGGACCGGGCCACACCATCCGGGGCCGGGGCGCCCTCCAGCGCGACGTTGCCAGCGCTGGAGCTGCGGCGGTCCATGGTCTGCCACTCGAACTCGACGCTCTTGGTACGCCGGCCGCCGGTCAGGCCGCCGATCGCGGACAGGAACGGCGTCTCGGTCGGCGTGACCTGGTAGAGCTGTCCGTGGTAGTTGGGCAGGTTGTAGGTCGTGCCCTGACCTGTGACGGCTGCCATCGGGCGGCCTCCTTACGTTGTCGGGTCGGCGCCCGGCGACCGCCGGCGCGCGCTACTTGCTGGTCTCGCGGAGCTGCTGCGACTTGAGCGCGATCGCGCGCCGCACATCGCCCTTGGACTCGGCCTCGGCGATCTGCTGCGCGAGAGTCGGCGTGCCGCCGGGCCGGGCACCCTGCGACGGATCCGGCTTCGGCACGCTCGGGCCGCCCGCGCCGGCCGCCCAGTGCGGCTTGCGGGTCAGCAGATCGTCCAGCGCCGTCTTGATCGCGTCGGTGTCGATGCCGCCCTGCTCGGTGGTGAAGGTGCCGGCCGCCAGGGCGTCCACGGCGTCCTGCGGGTCCGCGAACCGTCCCGCGGCGAGGGCCTCGACCTTCGCCGAGACGGCGAGCCTGGTTGCCGCAGCGGCGCGGTCCTCGGCATCCTTCGCCCGGTCTTGCAGCTTCTCGGCCTCCGTCTTCTTGGCGTCCTCGAACGCCTTGAGCTGCGCGGCCTGGTCCTTCGCGAGCTGCTCGGCGTCCTTGGCGCGCTTCTTCCACTCGACGAGGGCCTTCTCGCCCGCGGGCCCGAGCGCCGGGTCACCATCGCCCGTTGCAGGCGCCGGCGGGGTCGCGGGGTCCATCGGCGGATCTGCCGGCGGCGTGCCTCCGGCCGGAGGCGTTGACGCTGGATCCGTAGACGGGTTGGGGGGTGTGCTCATCGGTTGCTCCCGTTGCAGGAGTCGGGACCCGGGCGTTGCGCCCAGGTCAGGTCAGGTAGCCGAACCGGCGCAGGAGACGGATCACGTCGTCCCGGGACTCGGCGAGTCGGTAGATCTCGCCCGGCATCAGCCGGGGCGTGCGGAGCCGGAACTGCGGCAGGCCGCGTTCCAGGTCGTAGGCGCCTCGCGCGAAACTCTGGCCGGTGCGCTGCTCGGTCTCGCGGAGCACCTGCCGGTAGAACGAGCCGCGCTTCGTGGTGCCCTCCAGCGTGGCCACGACCTTCTGCCCGTAGGCGTCCAGCGTCGTCACTGACCGGGAGGCGTTCACTACCTGGTAGATGTCCGCGCCGTCCCGGATCGCCTGCGCGCCGCCGACGGTGAACCGGCGGTCCTGCTCCGAGCGGGACAGGCTGTGGAAGAACGACATCGGATCGGTAGTGCGGCCGGGCCGCGCCGACGTGGCCGGCACGCCGTAGCACTCGCACCGCTTGTGCCTCAGGAAATCGGCGTTCCAGCGGTACCAGCGGCCGGCGAGGATGGCACACCTCGAGCACGCCCCGGCCCGGACCATCCTGATGTACCCGGTCGTCGTCCGGTTCGCCGCAACCGCCACCCCGAACGCCCCACTGCCCGCGTCGGCGACCTCCGAGGCGACGATGCGCTGCAACGACATCTGCCCGGCCGCCATGGCCTCCGGCAGCGTCACCCCAGAGCCGAGCAGCGTCTTGGTCCGGATCACCGGCATGTACAGCAGGCTGTCCAGCGGCCGGCCGTCAGCAGCCACACCCGTCAACGCCCGGGCCGCGACCCGGGACGCGCCCTGGTCGTACTGCGCCTCCAGGCCGTCCGCCCGAACCATCCCGTCCACATATGCCTGCGCCGGGCCCGCCGCCAGCAGCTGCGCCGCGGTCAGCAGCCGCACCAGCGCCGGACCCACCCGCTGCAGGTACGAGCCGGACAGGTCCCCGGTGTCCAGAGCCGCCCACCAGCGCGCCGCCTGCCGCTCCGCGGCCAGCACCGCACGGCGCTGCGCGGCGCCGTAGGCGGCGACCAGTTGCGCGTGGTCCTGCTCCGGGATCGCCGGGGCTGTCACCGGACCGGCTCAGGCGCCGGCGGGAACGCGGTGGTGAGCGCTTGCAGGTCGGCGACCGAGGCGCGTGTCAGGGCGTCCTCGTCCATCTGCCGCATCCGCTCCCGCTGCACCGCCGTGTACTGCATGTCCTCGCGGGCCTGCTCGATCGGGATGATCCCGGCCTGCACCAATTTCACCGTGGCGTCCGCCTGCTGCGCCCGGGTCGGCGTCGACGGGTCCCGCCACTGCGTCTCCAGAGACAGAGCCCGCGGGTCCCAGGTGCCGGTGATCAGCCGTAGCACGAGCCGGTTCACTGCCTCATGGCCGCCGCCGAAAGCCCTCTGGTGCCGCTCGGCTCGCTTGATCAGCCGGATCTCGCTCGCTCGGATCGAGTCCGCCGACGGCGGGTTGTCGGTGGCCAGGCCGAGGAAGTGAGGCGGCAGACCGGACAGCGACGCGACCAACCGTGCGAGCGCGTTCAGGGTGTCGTGGAAGTTCGTGAGGTCGGCCTCGGGGAACTGGATCACGTCAGCGCCGTCGCCGTCGTCACCGCTCTTACGGTTCTTCGCCGTGGCCCAGATCCGGCCCGCCAGCCGCGACCACATGCTGACCTGGTTGCCGTTCTCGTCGGTGAAGTCGTCCTCGTCGAACCCAAACGCCACCCGGCGCGGCATCGCGTGATACTCCGCCGACACCATCATGTCGGTGGCGATCTTGCACGCCGCGTCGGACAGCGGGATCACGTCCGTCAGCTCCGATCGGCCCTGCGGCACCAGCAGGCGGGGCCGGTTGACCAGCGGCACCACCGGCACGACACCGAGGCTGTGCACGTCCTGCTCAGTCTGCGTCCACGCGGCCGCGCCGACCTGGTCGTACCAGACCGTGCGGTCCGGCAGGTACAGCGTGGCGTGCTGATCGAGCACCGCGCCGGTCAGCGGGTCGTACTCGTGCCAGCGCTTCAACGCCGCCCGCACCGTGCGCGTCTGCGGGTCCCAGTCTGCCTGCACCTGCAACGGCGACTCCGCCGTGATCAGCGGAGTAGACGCGTCCCCCGGCCGCGACCCGACGATCATGAACGCGCGGCCCATCACCATCGCATCCACGTGCGCCTGCTGCCCGGCCTCGTCCATCCCGTTGGCCTGCCACACGCGCCACAGCTCATCCGAGGTGGACTGGTCGGCGTCCGCCTCGTCCGCAGTCGACCCGGGCACCGCGAACCGGAACCCCTCGACGTCCAGGCGCTCCTCCAGCGAGTCGACCACCAGCCGCGGCCAGTTGATGACCACCTGCCGCAACTGCTCGCCCAACTCCGCCAGCAGATCCGGGTGCAGGTACGCCAGCGGCTGACCGCCCTCGTAGAAGCGGTTCAGCTCCTCCAGCCGCGCCCGCGACGCCTCGTGCACGCGGGACAGATACAGCAGCCAGTCGTCCGGGGTCTGCGGTGCCATCAGCGCATCACCACCATTCGCCCAGAGCGTTTCGGCTTGTTCAGGCCGGCCGCGATCGCGTCCTGCCGGGCCTCCCACGACAGACACCCGGCCATCGCGGTGTCGATCTTCAACGGCGACTGGGGCCGTTCCTTCTCGATCACCCACAGCGGCTGCCCCTGGTCATCGACCATGGCCAGCTTCTTCTTCCGGGCGTTGCCCACGTGCCGGGCGTACACCTCATCGCCTGAGTGCGTCAGCTCCCCCGACTGCATCGCGCCCCTGTACGCCCGCAGGCTGTAGGCCATGATCTTGTGGCGGTTCGTCCACCACTCGGTGACCCGCTTGTCGCCCCAACGGCCCTTCCACCGGGAGATGATGCTCTCCCAGTACGGCGGATCGGCGTAGACGCGCACCACCGACCACCTGTCGAACGCCTCGACCAGCGTGGCGTCGACCTCGTCCTCGGGGCACTCCCAGCCCGGGCCACCCTCGTCGGCCGCCCCCGGCGGGCACTCCCACACCCCCAGCGGCCACTGGAAGCCCGTCGCCAGGTCGGTTGCGACCAGCGCCGTGGCATCGTGGAACTGGGCGCCGTCGAACCCGACCGTGATCCGGGCCCCCTTTGCCGGCAGCGCCTGGTCTGGCCGGGCCAACTCCGTCCAGCGGGCTACGTCGAACGCCTGCCGCCCGGCCTGCACCCTCCTGTTGAGCCACACGCGCTCCCAGTACGACCGGTCCGTATCCGGCGCGTTGTAGAGGCTGACGATCGCGTCGACCTGGCCCTCGAAATCGGGCCACGCCGCGATGCTCGGCCCACTCGCCTCCCGCACGGCCGCCCGGATCTGCTCGTCATCGCCCAGGTCCTCGTCCGCCTTCGGAGCGGCCTCGCGGTGGAAGAAGAAGAAGTCCTTCGCCTTCGACTTGCCGGCGTGGACCAGCTCCGCGTACTCGTGTGTGCCCTGCGCCACCGACCCTTCGCCGGGCGTGTAGGTGGTTGTCGTCTCCAGCGACCACGGGTCGAACGCCATCAGCTTCGGGATGTTCCCGATCATCGTCTGGTGCGCCTCCCGCAGCCGCGGCAGCACGAACCGGTGCGTCTCATCGAAGTGCTGGAACGTCGTGCGGCCGCCATCGCGGGCGTCGGGCGCGGCCGCGAGCGCCGTCGCTTTCCCCGAGCCACCCCAGCGCGTGATCCGGTCCAGGCCCGGGTCGAACAAGTCCACGTCCGGGCCCTCGGTCACCATCACGTACAGGGCGCCGTAGGCCAGCTCCTCGGTCTGCTCCTCGGTGTACGCCACCATCGGGATGTACGGGTCCGACACCGCGACGCCGACCGGATCGCCGTCCGCGTCGAACCCGTCGCAGCGCACCGGGCCTTCCGGGTGCAGCTCGGCGAACGCCACTGCGGCCGCCAGCTCGGTCTTCGCGGTGCCCTTCCGCACCGACAGACCGACCCGCTTGAACCTGCGCTTCCCCGCCCGCGGGTGACCCTGCGGGTACACCTCGTACCAGCGGTAAATCAGCGCCCGCTTTTCCGGATCGAGGACGTAGGGCTTCCCGCGCAGCGGCCCCGGGCCGTGAACCGCCCGCTCCTCCAGGAACTCGCACACGAGCGGGCCGAGCGTCGGCCACGGCTCCGCATCCGGCGCCGGGACCATCAGCACGCCCACAGCGTCACTCCACCACGTGCAGCGTCGCCCGCGGATCATCCGGCCGGCGCCCAGACGTCCGCCGCTTCACCAGCTGACGCTCGGCCGTCGCGATGGCGTCCACGACCTTCCAGCGCAGCCGCAGCAACGCCAGCGGCGACAACCCGAGGCGATCACCGAGCTGACGCGCTTCCTTCGCCGCGTCCAGATCGCCCTGCTCGGCCCTGGCCTTCCAGCGCACGTACTGGGCGACCTCGCGGACCCACTTCTGCCGCTCCCACTCCTGGGCCTGCGGCAGCGCCCACAGATCCGCCCACAGCTCGCCCTCGACGCGTTCCTGCGCGGCGAGCTGCGCGGTCAGGACGGTGGCCTCCTCACGGGCCGCGTCGAGCTTCCGCGTCAGCGTGGCACGTTGGCGGGCGGTCAGCTCCGGCTCTTGCAGGGACAGCTCCAGGTCGTCCGCCTTCCGCTGCGCGGTGTCGCGCCGGGTGGACAGCACGATGTCGGGCAGCAGCGGCCACGCCGGCGCCGGTCCCTGGCGCCCGTCGGCGGGCAGTTCGACCATCGCCACGGCAGCGTTGCGCCGCCGGGCCCCTCCTGGCTTCGGGGCAGGCCCCATACCGGCCATGCCGATCACCCCCACGGTGCCGTTGCGGCACGTCGGGCGCCCCGGCCGTTGCAGCCGAGCGCAGTTACGGTGTGTGAGCAAATGGGGCTCTGGATCAGCCTCTGGGGCCACCCAGACCCGTACAGATCTTTATGTGCCTCCCCGGCGGTCCGGGCGATGACGGCTCAAGGGGGTATCCCCCGGGGGTTCGGCTACGGGCTGTAGTCATCCCTCGAATTCCACGACGTACCGGCCCTCCGGCAGATCGTCGGCACTCCCCTTCGTTGGCTCCCAGCACACCGTGATCACCATGTCCTTGAAGGTCAGGGAGTCGGTGCTGTAGCCGCCGAAGACCACGTGCGTGGTGCGGGTGGTCTCCTTGAGCCCGTCGAGGGCGTCAGCGAGCGCGCGGAGGTCGTAAGAGTCGAGTTTGGTCACTGGTTCCAGCCTCCTGGCTGCTCGCTGGCGGTCGATCGGCTGTGGCAGGGCTGGCAGAGTCCGCGCCCGTGCTGCGGGTCGTCGGGGTCGAGGCGTGCGGCGACGAGTTCGCGGCGGCTCATGGGCCAGTGGTCGGCGTGGACGCTGGCAGCTGCGCATGGCCGGCCTGCGCCGGGCTGGCAGCTGGTGCAGCCGGGGCAGGTGCACACCGGGTCGCGGCCGAGTACGCCGGGCCGGAAGCGGCGCTCGTGTTCGCGGCCGTAGCCGCGTTGCCGTGCGGTGCCGCGGCGGTGTTCGGCGGCTCGCTGGTGTTCGGTGCAGCGGCTGCTCTGCGTGTATTCGGGGCAGCCGGGCTCGGAGCAGACGCGCCAGGCGGACTTCGGCATGGGCGCCTCCGGGTCACGGTTCGGGTACGGCCGTGTGGACGATCTGTGTGGGCTGGGATGCTGCCCGCATGTCTGACGAATCGTCTGTGGGTGCCGTGCTTCCGCCTGTTGCTGCTGTTCCGCCGAGCCCTGGTGGGCGTGTGGGTGGGCCGCGGTGGCGGCTGGTTGCGCTGGGCATCGTGATCGGGGTGCTGGCCGGCGGTGGGATCGCGTGGGCGGTGACCAGTTCGGGGTCGGGGTCGCATTCGGCGAAGTCGTTCGCGCTTCGGGGGAGCCTGCGGCTGGTGGGTGGGGCGACCGCGAGCGGGCCCACGTCGGAGGACTGCACGGGGTACGGCGGATACGACGACATCGTGCCGGGTGCAGCGGTGACGGTGTACGACGCGAACGGGTCGGTGGTGGCTACCGGATTGCTGGGGACTGGCCGGCCGAAATCGCCGACCGACAACAGCGTGTGCAGCTTCCCGGTGACGGTGCCCGGTGTGCCGTCGGGGTCGCGGTTCTACTCGGTGGAGATCACGCACCGGGGGAAGGTCACGGTCTCGGCGGCGGACGCGCAGGCGGGGAAGTTCGCGGCGACGCTGGGCTGAACATGCCGCAGGCCCCGGCTCGGTGTGCGCGGGGCGTTCGGTGGTGGGTGGCGGCCGTGTGCCCGTCCCGGAGGCGTGGCCGCTCGTGTGTGCCCCTGCCGTGGCGCGTCCGTGCGCGGGGACGGGTCCGGGGCGGTTGTGGG